GTTGAATGCAAAAACTACAACGCTGGCGTTATGTCTAAGTTCGACGAAGAAACAGGTGTGGTTCCTGCTGCTGATATGGCACAGCTCATCCATGAAGCTGCCGTACATAACGTCAGCGAGATATACCTTGCGGTCTTGTTTGGTGGGCAAGCATTCCGCACCTATCACTTCACCATCACTGACGCACAGAAAGAAGACCTGATTCGGCAAATGGCAAAGTTGTGGGGCATGGTAGCCACCAATACCCTGCCAGAACCTGACAGCCTGGACAGCGTGAAGTTGATCTATCCAGAGTCCACAGAAGCCACCATCGTCGCGTCTGGTGCTGTTGAGAAAGCCTGTGAAGCGCTCAAGGTATACAAGGCAAAGATCAAGGAACTAGAGGATCAGTCAGAAGCATTAGAGGTCGCTATCAGAGGCTACATGACAGACAGGTCTACGCTAACGGATTTGGCTGGCAGAACCCTAGCAACCTGGCGCACCGCTAAAGCAAGCAGCAAGTTTGACGCAAAGCTATTCCAGCAAGCTATGCCAGACATCTATGAGAAGTTTGTTGTGGAAACCCCAGGCAGTCGCAGATTCCTTTTGAAATAGGAGATACGAAATGAATGCTTTTCCATGGACAGGGGCAGGGTCAGACGGAATGACCTTGCGCGATTACTTCGCAGCCAAAGCTATGCAAGGTTTGTTAGCTTCTGAAGTAAACGCCGAGATAAATACGTTTGCTAAGAAGGCCTACGAAATGGCTGATGAAATGATGAAAGCGAGGGGAAGTGATGAGTAATCTTGTTCCAGTTCAAGACATAGAGCGCATGGCTCTAGCCGTTGCCAAGTCAGGTCTATTTGGTGTCAAGACCGCAGACGAAGCTATGGCGCTAATGCTGATAGCCCAGGCAGAAGGCCAGCACCCTGCAATAGCTGCGCGTGACTATCACATTATCCAAGGCAGACCAGCACTGAAAGCTGACGCAATGCTGGCACGTTTCCAAAACTCAGGCGGCAAAGTTCAATGGGAGGACTACACAGATGAACGAGTTTCTGGTGTTTTCAGCCACCCTGCTGGTGGGTCTATTACTGTTACTTGGACTATCGATCAAGCAAAGCATATCGGACTGGTCAAGCCTAGTAGCGGATGGCATAAGTACCCTAGGGCAATGTTACGCAGCCGCTGCATCTCAGAAGGAATCAGAGCAGTGTATCCAGGCTGTGTGGTTGGAACCTATAGCGTCGAAGAAGTCCAAGACTTTGACGATAAACCGACAAAGACTGCTGCACCAGAGATCAAAGACATGGGTGCGGCAGACATCGTTGACGAGATTAAGTCAGCTAAGGCCGTAGGTGAGGATTTTTTGCCTCTGTACATTCCAGGTCAAGAGGAACCATACGACTTGGCGGAGAACTTAGACGCTTGGGAGACTATTTTCTACCAAATGATTTCAAAGGTAAAAGCAGGAAAGCTTGATGACAAGCAGAAGTTGGAGAAGCTAAAAGCATTCAAGAAGGCAAACCAGCACGTTATTGAAAACATGACACCGACAGCAAAGACCAAAGTCTTGGCAGCAGTCACTACCTTGGAGGAAGTATGAAACAGCATCAATCAGAACCAGGCAAGGGCGTACTCTTTCAGAACGATAAGAAAGCGCCAGGTAGCGCACAACCTGACTACAAGGGCGTAATCACTGTAGACAGAGATGTTAAGGCTGGTGAGCAAGTCAAGATCGCCGCTTGGAAGAAAGCCACCAGAATCGGTGAACTGATCAGCCTAGCGCAGGATAACTGGACACCCGATCCTAATTACCGCAAGCCACCAATGGAAGCGCCCTCGGCAACATTGAAGAAGCCTAGAGAGTATGACCCATTCAAGGATGACGAAGTACCGTTCTAATGGCTTCCTCTAAAACGCCAACCCAACGCAGTCTTGAGTATCTGCGAGAACAGGGCTACTTCTGCGCGATAGTAGAGAAGTGGAATCCTTGGTCAAAGATACGTCAAGACCTTTGGGGATGGTGCGACATCCTGGCTATTCGCAAGAACGAAGTCTTAGCCGTTCAGGTGACGAGCACAGGTGTCGCAGAGAGGATCAAGAAGATTCAAGAATCACCCACGATTGCGCTGGTCAGAGATGCCGGTATTCGAGTTGAAGTTCACGGCTGGCGCAAGAATGTTAAAGGCAGATACGTTATTAGAGTGGAGGATATATCGTGAGGCACGAACTTACACCCTGGTTTAAGCCAAATGAAAAGCCAAAAAGAAAAGGTGTTTATCAAAGAGAACATATTTCTGGTCATAGAAATCGCAACAATAATGGTGTGTACGCATATTGGGATGGCGAACATTGGTATCAGTATGGTTTCACGCCAGATCAAGCGCTTGTAATTTTTTTAGAAAAAAGGGTTAGCGCAAACAAACTTTTCTGGAGAGGGCTAAAAAAGAAATACAAAATACTGAAGGAGGACTTGCTATGAACGCAGCGAACCTAACTAGGTCTGATCGCTTGCAGCGTGTGTTTAAGCTGCTGTCAGGCGGTGGTGAGTTTACTACCCTGGAGATCATCCAGAAAGCAGGTGTTTGTGCAGTCAATAGCATCATCTCGGAGTTGCGGCAGAACGGTTATCAGATCGACTGTCAGCGGCGTAATGACAAGTGGTTTTATAGGATGACAATATGAATCCAATTACCAAAGAAAGAATAGAAAATAAGGTAGAGCGCATACCTGAAGGTGGTTGTTGGGTATGGATGGGAACAACAACTGTTAGAGGCTATGGGCAAATCATT